TAATAGTATGAAAACAAAAACAATTTTAATTATGGGACTGCCTGGCAGTGGAAAAACTTACATCTCAAAATGTCTACTTGAACATTTAGATGCAGACCATTTCAATGCAGATGCAGTCCGAGCCCAACACAACGATTGGGATTTTTCAGAAGAAGGTAGAATGAGACAAGTACATAGGATGAAAGACCTATGTAGAGAATCCGAAAGACCATATGCTATTATGGATTTCGTATGTCCATTTACTCAAGGTCGTCAAATTTTAAATCCAGATTATATAATCTTTATGGATACAATTGATAAAGGTAGATATGCAGATACTAATAAAGCATTTCAAAGACCTTTAAAAAATGAAATAGATTATCTGGTAGAAGACCAAAATGGTGAACTTCATTCAGAGGTTATTGCAAGAGAGATACTTGCAGAAAACAAAAGGTTCGATGAGAATAAACCTACAACACAAATGCTAGGTAGATATCAACCATTTCACGATGGACATTATGCACTATTTAAAAGATGTTTTGATAAAACAGGACAAGTAGTGGTTATGATTCGTGCAATGGAAAACACTGCAAAGAACCCTTTTGATTTTAAAACAGTTAAACAAAATATAAAGATGTATTTACTTGGAGAAGGATTTGAAGAGAATGTACATTATATTATACAGAAAGTACCAAACATTGTCAACATATCTTATGGTAGAGATGTGGGGTACAAAATAGAACAAGAATCATTTGATAAAGAAACTGAATCTATTACTGCAACAGAACTTAGGAGACAACTTGGATTCACACAGTAAGTCTTTAGCAAAAGCATTTTCTTGGAGAATTATTGCAACAGTTACGACAGGTTTAATAAGTTTACTTCTTACAGGGTCAGTTAAAGTTGCTAGTGCAATTATGACCTTTGATTTTATATTGAAATTAGTATTATATTATATACATGAAAGATTATGGACAAATGCCCGATAGAGGAAATGGAAATAAAGTTCCAGTGTGTATTAGACACTGAGAATAGTTTATTTGAACCAGTTCCAGCAAAAAAAATAAAACCAGAATGGTATAAAAACCTACCACCTTATGTGGATAATTTTGGTGTTGAAAGTGAGACAATAAAAAAATGTCCAGCAATGCAAGATTGGTTGTCTATGGGATATCTTATTAGAAATAGACATACTATATTTGTATTTATGGGAAAATCATCTAATGGTGAACCTATAAGTATATCTATTCCTTTAAGAGATACTATAACAAAAGAACAAATTAAGAAATTAAAAAATTTAGATAAACCAGAAGAAATTGATAAGTATGTTAAAACACATAACCTTGTAGTAAGTGAACTTTTGGGAATTGCTAAAGGTATGCCGATAGGTGGTCATCCAGCAGTACAAACCAAAGGAAGTAGTTGGGATGATAAAATGTGTTTTAAATTTAAAATGGATTTTTTAATTGAAACACCTAGAGGAACTTCTTGTTATTATCTTGACCCATTCTTATTTGATAATCCATATTTTCAAACATGGCAAGGTATCATAGATACAGATGCATTTAATCAAATAACTACTAATAATATTTTAATCTTTTATCCTAAAGTTGATAAATCATTCTTTATTACTAAAGGTACACCTCTAGTTCAAATTGTACCTTTTGTCAGATATCCTTGGCGGATGAATCTAGAATATTTGTCACATGAAGAAATAGAAAAAAAGTGGAAAGGTGACCATGAGATGGTAACTGCATTTGAAGAAAGAGAGGGAATTGAAAAACGAAAACAAAAACCCATTTATAGAAGAAAATGGTCAACTAGAAAGGAGTATTCATAATGTTATTACCAATGTTTTCATGGAATGTGTTTAAAGTAAATCTAATAGAGATGGGACTTTTATCACTAGAACAAATTCGTGCAATGCAAAGAGAGTGTTACACTATGAGAAAGAACGACCCAGTTGGTAGAGCTCGTTCTAACAATGGTAGTGGTTGGCAATCAAATGATGGGGTAAACGATAGACCTATATTTCAATCATTATTAAATAGTATCGAAGAAGTTTTTAATAATGAAATATTTCCTTTTTATGTCGGAGACCAAAAAGATGAATTTAAAGTACATCATGGTAATTATTGGGTCAATATAAATTATCAACATTCATATAACAATGTACATACCCATCCAGGCTGTTGGTATAGTGGTGTATTCTATTTACAAGTCCCAGAAGAAACTAGGGGTTCTGGTGCATTACAATTTTTAAGTGGTCATTCAAAACATATGTCAGATTTCATACATGCATCTAGAAGAGATGCAGATAATTTCGTAGTCGACCCAAGTGAAGGGGATGTTCTTTTATTTCCTTCTTCTATGTTACATTATGTAGAACCTAATGAAGTAGATTTTGATAGGATATCAATTGCATTTAATAATGATTTCATTCATAATAGGGGCCCAAAGAACAGCACTGATAAAATAAGTACTCCAAGTTTTAAAGATGTTTTAGAGTTAAAAGTAGATTTAAATGGAAACTTAGAAATTCCTAAATAGATAGTATACATTCGAGGAATACAACTATGGGCGCAGAATCAACAGAAATGATGCATCTAATCTGGAACTTTTTATTAACAGCTGGTGCAGCTGGTGTCGGATGGTGGGTAATTAATCAAGCCAATGAATTAAAAAGAATTGAAATTTTACTTAACAGAACTAGAGAAGAAGTTGCAAGAGATTACATTATGAAAGATGACCTCGAAAGAGCAATGAAACCATTAATGGAATCTATTGAAAAAATTGATGGTAAATTAGATGATTTTTTACTTTCAAATCAAAAATAACCTAAATACTGTTAAGAAAAGAAAAAAATTCTAACAGGATTATGTTATGGCAGCTCCAAACAGCAAAGCAACACTAAAAGAATATGCACTAAGACAATTGGGTAAACCAGTGTTAGATATCAATGTGGATGATGACCAGATTGATGATATCATCGATGATGCATTACAATATTTTGCAGAATACCACTATGATGGTACTATTCGTACATATTTAAAACATCAAATTAATGACAACGACCTTGCAAATCAAAAAGGTAATGCAAGTATGGGTCAATCAACTACTGGTACACATATATCAAATAGTATGACTTTTAAAGAAGGACAAGGATATATTGTTCTTCCAGAATCAGTGTATTCAGTATTAAGAGTATTTCCATTCGTAGATAAATCTGGTTTAAATATGTTTGACTTAAGATATCAGTTAAGGTTAAATGACCTTTATGATATATCTTCTACATCTATCATACAATATGAAATGGTGCAAAACCACATTCAGTTGTTGGATGAATTGTTAATAGGACAAGTTCCAATACGATTCAACAAAGCACAAAATAGATTATACCTAGATATGGACTGGTCACATGCAGTTACATCTGGTGAATTTATTGTTATCGATTGTTATAGAAAAATAGACCCAAGTCAATTTACAGATGTATACAATGATGTTTGGTTAAAAAAATATGTTACTGCATTGATTAAAAAACAATGGGGTCAAAACCTTTCTAAATTTGAAGGGGTTCAATTGCCAGGCGGAGTCACCTTACAGGGTAGACAAATTCTTGAAGATGCTAATACAGAAATTGAAAAGTTAGAGGAACAAAGTAATTTATTACAGACTGAATCTGCTATAATGATGGGGTAATCAATGCCTACTAATGTTTATTTTAACCATGCAGTTCAATCAGAACAAAGTTTGCATGAAGACTTGGTAGTAGAATCTCTCAGATTCTATGGACACGAGTGCTATTACTTACCACGAACAATCGTGGATGAGGATGAAATCTTTGGTGAAGACACATCATCTAAATTTGGTGATGCATATCAAGTAGAAATGTATATTGAAAACACCGAAGGATTTGAGGGTGAGGGAGACTTACTATCTAAATTTGGTGTAGAAGTACGAGACCAAGCAACCTTTGTTCTATCAAGAAGAACATGGGATAGATTTGTATCATTAGATAGCAATCTTGCAACATCTACAAGACCTAATGAGGGAGATTTAATTTATTTTCCTCTCGGAAACCAAACTTTTGAAATTAGATTCGTAGAACATGAGAACCCATTCTACCAGTTGGGTAAACTTAATGTGTTCAAACTACAATGTGAAACATTCGAATACTCACATGAAGAGATTGATGTTGGTATTGCAGAACTAGATAACATCGAAGACCAGTTCTCGTATCAAGTACAAATGACACTTGGTGCTGGTTCTGGAGACTTCCAAGTTGGTGAAGTGGTTACACAAACTGTTAATACAGGTAAAACTGTATCTGGTAATGTAGTATCATATTCATCTGTAGGTACAAATCAGAAAACACTTAAAGTTAATAATATCACATTCAATGATACAGGAACACCTGCTACTAACACGATGTTTGTATTAACATCGAATGCAAATGCTGGTAATATAGTAGGTGCAACAAGTAATGCAAATAGAACAGTTACAACTGCACCAGACATGTATACAATGCCTAATGACCCACTTGCAGATAATAAAGATTTTGAAACTGCTGGAACTAACATAATAGACTTTAGTGAAAGTAATCCATTTGGGACACTATAAATATGAGTATGAAAGTTTTTAATGATTTGTATCACACATTTCGTGGTGATAGTAGAAAGGCAGAAGTCTGGAAAGACGAGTATGGTAATTGGGGATGTAGATTTTGGGAAAATAATATCTGGAAATCCGATGAAATATATAAAGGACATAGTGAATCATATGCAGAATCAGCTGCAGATAACTATGTATTAGGAATTAAACATGTTGGGTAAAACACATTTTTATCACGAAGCAATCAAAAGAGCAGTATCAGTTTTTGGTACTATGTTTAATGAGATTGATATTCAAAGAGATGATTCTGATGGAAACTCAACACAAAATGTAAGAGTTCCTTTATCCTATGGGCCTAAACAAAAGTTTATTGCAAGATTAGATGCATCTGCTGACCTTATGGACAATACAAAGTCAAGGGTTGCAATGACTTTACCTAGAATTGCATTTGATATTACTGGTTTAAACTATGATGCAGAAAGAAAACTTGGTAAATTAAAACAATATAAACTACATGATGCAACTGATAATACAGTTTTAAGAACACAATTTGCACCAGTTCCATATAATATAACCTTTGGTTTATATGTTTTATCAAAAAATACAGAAGATGCATTACAAATTGTAGAACAAATACTACCTTTCTTTACACCAGACTTTACAGTTACGATGACGACAGTGCCTGGAACAGCAGAAAAAAGAGATGTTCCGATAGTACTACAGGATGTATCTTATGCAGATGAGTATGAAGGAGACTTTCAGACTCGTAGAGTAATTACATGGACTTTAAACTTTGAAATGAAAACATATTTATATGGTTCTATTGCATCTCAAGAAATTATCAGAGATGTTCGTGCAAGAACCTACATATCAGATGATGGTCAAGCAGATACAACTGCTGGAAGAAGTAGTGAGGTTAAGATAGTTCCTAATCCAACTAATGTAAGTCCAGAAACAAGTCCACTAAATATAGAAGAGACAGTAAACTTTTTTGATGGGAATGACTTCGATTATAATACAGACAAGTCTAATATTTAATTATGAAACAATCTATAGATGAAAAACTAGATGAACTTCTAGACATTAACCATGAAGCAGAAGAAGTAGTCAAAGAGACTAATAAACATCTTGTTCCTAGAGATGAGGTTGGTCGTTTCTCAGAAAGAGATAAAGAACAACAGATAGACTACAAATACACCAGAAACACACTGTATGGACTCGTAGAGAGAGGACAAGATGCAATTGAGGGTATCTTAGACCTTGCAAAAGAAAGTGAACATCCGAGAACCTATGAGGTCGCAGGACAATTAATTAAAACAGTATCAGAAACCTCAGAAAAATTATTACAAATCCAGAAAATGATGGATGATTTACAAGATGAAAAACCTAAAGGAAATACAACTAATCAGTTGTTCGTAGGTTCTACTGCTGAATTGCAGAAATTATTGAAGAAACAGAATGCCGAAACCAAAAAATGAAGGATATCTAGGTAATGCCCAAGTAAAACGAAGTGGTGTTACAGAAGAATGGGATGATGAAAAGGTACAGGAGTACCTTAGATGTACTCGTGACCCAGCATACTTCATTACAAAATACATAAGAATTATTTCACTAGATGAGGGGTTAGTCCCATTTGAATTATATGAATATCAACAAAATCTTATTGACCAGTTTAGTGATAACAGGTTTAACATCGTGCTCGCATGTCGACAGTCTGGAAAATCAATTACTGTTTGTGCCTATTTACTTTGGTATATCTTGTTCAACCCAGAACAAACAGTGGCCATACTTGCAAACAAGGGAGCAACTGCAAGAGAAATGTTATCTCGTATAACTACTATGTTAGAAAATGTACCATTCTTTTTACAGCCAGGTACTAAATCGTTAAATAAAGGAAGTATAGACTTTGAAAACAATTCTAGAATTATTGCGTCGGCAACTACTACATCATCGATTAGGGGTTTATCTGTTAATCTTCTTTATCTTGATGAGTTTGCCTTTGTAGAAAATGCAGAACCATTCTATACTGGTACATATCCAGTAATTACATCTGGTAAGAACTCAAAGGTTATTATTACATCTACTGCAAATGGAGTAGGTAATATGTTCCATCGTATCTGGGAAGCATCAGTTACAGGGTCAAATGAGTTTGCAAACTACCAAGTTAATTGGAGTGATGTGCCAGGCAGAGATGAAGATTGGAAAAAAACTACAATATCAAATACATCAGAGTTGCAGTTTGAACAAGAATTTGGTAACTCTTTCTTAGGAACTGGTAGAACTTTAATTCCATCTAATGTAATTTTAGGATTAGTATCTGAGAATCCTTTAGAAATGTATGGTCAAACAAGAGTATATAAGAAACCTAAACCACATCATGAGTATATTATGACTGTAGATACAGCAGAAGGTAAAGGAATGGACTATTCTACATTTACTATATTTGATATACATGATGGTAATATGTTCGAACAAGTATGTACATTTAGAGATAATTTAATATCTCCTATGTTATTACCAGATATATGTGCAAAATATGGTAGGTTATATAACGATGCACTTATTATTGTAGAGAATAATAATCAAGGTACAATGGTATGTAGAGAACTCTATTATGAGTTAGAATACGAAAATATGTTCCTAACCAGTGCTGTAAAAGCAGATGGAGTAGGAGTAAGGATGACCCAAAAGGTCAAAGCACAAGGATGTGCAGCTTTAAAAGAAATAATGGAAGAGAAAAAACTTTACATAAGGGATACAGATACTATCCAAGAGTTTGCAACTTTCGTATCAAAAGGACAATCATGGCAGGCAGATGGTGGATGTCATGACGATATGGTAATGAATTGTGTACTATTTGCATGGTTTGTTGCAACACCATTGTTTAAAGACATATCTAATGCAGACTTAAAGTCTATGTTATATGCAGAAAAACAAAAAGAAATAGAAAATGATATAGTTCCAATAGGTATTATGGATGGTAATACATATACAAGACAAGAGACTTTTAGAGAAGGTGGTGACACTTGGACAGTACAAAATGAAGAAGATGAAGAATATGGAACTTTTTAAAATCAAAGAAATACTAAATACTAAGGACAAATCAAATTTGGTTTGTTTTAGAAATAAAACTTTTATGGGAGAAAACTAAAATGGCATTTCAAGTAAGTCCTGGCGTTCAAGTCAGAGAAATCGATGTGACAAATGTTGTTCCAGCAGTATCATCATCTATTGGTGGTTATGCGGGAATGTTTAGTTGGGGCCCAGTTGATGAAGTTAGAACTATTAGTTCTGAAAAACAATTAGTTAGTGTTTATGGTGAACCTACAGGTGATGACACATACCTTAAGGAAGCTATGAAGAAGGAACACTTCTACTCAGCTGCAAACTTCTTAAGATATGGAAATAACTTAAAAGTTGTTCGTGCATTAGGAACAGGAATGTTAAATGCAACAACTGGTTCAGCTGGTATACTAATTAAAAATGCAACTCACTATTATGAGTCTAACTACCACACTGGTAGTGCAGCCTCTAGTGCTGGTCACTTTGCAGCGAGATGCGTTGGTAGTTTAGGTAATAGTTTAAAAATATCTGTATGTGCAAGTGCTGATGCCTTTTCAAAAGGTGCAGCTACAACTGTTAGTGATGCATCTAGAGCAGTAGGTGATACATCTTTGGATGTTGCATCTGGTGCTGCTTTAGTAGTAGGTGATATAATTACCTTTGTAAATCACACTGATAGATATAAAATATCTGCAATTGCATCAAATACAATTACTTTTGCATTAGAGTCCGATGGAACATCTGGTTTACAGGTCGCTCCAGACAACAATTCTAATGTTAATCGTGAATGGGAATTTGCAAAGAACTTTACAAAAGCACCAGGCTCAAGTCCAGATGCTCTTGCAAACTCAAGTTCTTTGGATGAGATGCATGTAGTAGTACAAGACGAGGATGGTCAAATCACTGGAATCGTTGGAGAAATCCTAGAGTTATACGAAGGTCTTTCAATGGCATCTAATGCTAAAGACCCAGAAGGAAACTCTAACTACTATGTTGACAAAATCAGATATAACTCAGACTACATCTTCTGGACAAACCACAACTCAAACACATCAGAAGCTGGTAGCACTTTTGCTGCAGCTGGTAGTGCATTCGACACACATGCATTACCTATCACAGAATCATTTGATGATGGAACAGAAGGAAGTAATTTAACATCTGGTCAAAAACAAACTGCAATCACAACATATTTGGGAGATGCAGAAACACAAGATGTTGACTTTATAATATCTGGGCCACTCAATGGAGATAATGGTTCAAATGCAGATGTAAACACACTTGCAGAAGCAACAACACAAGCAAACAATTTAATTGCAATTTGTGATAATAGAAAAGACTGCATGGCAGTTATTTCACCACGAAGAAGTGATTGTGTTGACAATGCAACATCGGGCACAGCCATCGTTGCATTTGCAGAAACATTAACATCTAGTTCTTATGCAGTATTAGATTCTGCATGGTGTTATCAATACGATAAGTATTCTGATAACTATTGTTATTTACCAGCATGTTCACACACAGCAGGTATTATGGCAAGAACAGACCAATCAAGAGATGCATGGTTCTCACCAGCTGGTATGAATAGAGGACAATTTATGGGTATTACCAAATTGTCTTACAATCCAAATCAAGCTGATAGAGATGCACTATATAAGAAGAGGGTTAATCCAGTAGTAACTTTCCCTGGCCAAGGGACAGTTTTATTTGGAGATAAAACTTTACTTTCAAGTGCAAGTGCATTTGATAGAATTAATGTTAGAAGGTTATTTATTGTCATGGAGAAAGCAATCAGTACTGCAGCTAAATTCCAATTATTTGAATTTAACGATGCATTTACAAGAGCTCAATTTAGAGCAACGATTGAACCTTTCTTAAGACAAGTTAAAGGAAGACGAGGAGTGGTTGATTTCCAAGTTATTTGTGATGACACAAATAATCCACAATCAGTGGTGGATGCAAATCAGTTCCAAGCTTCAATATTTGTTAAACCAAATAGAAGTATCAACTTCATCACACTAAACTTTGTTGCAGCTAGGTCTGGTGTAGAATTCGAAGAAGTGTATGGTGCTACTAATACCCAATATGGAAACTAGGAGAATAAGACATGGCAACTATAGATGAATTTAAATCACAGTTGATTGCTGGTGGAGTTCGTTCCAACAGATTCAAAGTCTACATCCCTAGAATGGGTGAGAACATAGAATTTATGTGCAAAACTGCAGCGATTCCAGGCTCAACCCTTCCAGTAGTCGAAGTACCTTTTAGAGGTCATAGACTTAAAATTGCTGGGGATAGAACTTTCGAAGATTGGACAATAACTGTAATCAACGATATAAACTTTTCTGCTAGAACAGCAGTAGAAGAATGGATGTTAAGTATTCAAGAACTAGACTCTGGTGTTGGTGCAACAGACCTAGACTATCTTGTATCAAGAGCAACTATATCTCAATTAAATAGAGACGATAGTGTTATTGCAACATATGAGTTGTATAACATGTATCCTCAAACAGTAGCTAATATCGAATTAAGTTACGATACTGCTGATGAGATACAAACTTTTGATGTAACATTCAGTTATTCACACTGGGAAAGAACTCTTTAATTAGAGTTCCTTCTTTTAGTGTTATAAATATATATTATGGAAATATTTGGATTTGAAATAAAAAGGAAAAGCGACGAGGAAAAAGCACCATCCTTCGTTGCACCCATTAATGACGATGGAGCTCAGGTTGTTGAAATCGGGCAAGGTGGTTATGCAATTGGTGGGGGTATGGCTTCTGGTCAATTTGTTGACATGGAAGGTGGAGTTAAATCTGAACAAGATTTAATTTTAAGATACAGACAAATGTCATTGATACCAGAGGTTGATATGGCAATTGACGATATCGTCCAAGAAGCAATTTCCAATAATGATTTAGATGCACAAGTTGGTATCAACTTGGATGCAACTAAGTTTTCAGATTCAATTAAATCTAAGGTGAGGGATGAGTTCTCAGAAGTATTAAGACTTATGAGATTTAATCAAACCTCATCTGATATATTTAGAAAATGGTATGTAGATGGAAGAATGTACTTCCATTTACTTGTCGACCCAAATAATACTAAAAAAGGTATTGTTGGGTTAAGAATGGTCGACCCTATCCAAATGAAAAAGGTTAGAGAAGTCGAAAAGAAAAAGAATGCAAAGGGTGTAGAGGTCATAGGAAAAGTTAAAGAGTACTATACCTATAACCAAAGTGGTTTTGAAAGAAACCAAACAGGTTATGGAACTACTGGTAGTCAAACACTTATGATATCACCAGATGCAATCGTTTATACTACATCTGGAATGATGGATGCATATAGACGAAACATCATTGGTTATATGCACAAAGGATTGAAATCTGCTAACCAATTAAAAATGATGGAAGATGCACTTGTTATCTATAGGATATCAAGGGCTCCAGAAAGAAGGATATTCTATATAGATGTAGGTAACCTTCCAAAGGCAAAGGCAGAACAGTATCTTGCAGATACTATGACTAGGTACAAAAATAAACTAGTCTATAATGCAGATACAGGTGAAGTCAGAGATGATAGAAAACATATGAGTATGTTGGAAGATTTCTGGTTACCTAGAAGAGAAGGTGGAAGAGGAACAGAAATTACCACCTTACCAGGCGGACAAAATCTTGGTGAAATAGAAGATATTATATACTTCCAAAGAAAAATGTTCCGAAGTTTAAATGTTCCTATCTCTAGGTTAGAAACTGAAAGTGGTTTCTCTTTAGGTAGAACAACTGAGATATCAAGAGATGAGGTTAAATTCTCACGATTTGTAGATAAACTCAGAAGTAAGTTTAGTAGTATGTTTATTGATATACTTAAAACTCAACTAGTGTTAAAAGGTATTTTACCACTTGAAGAGTGGGAACTTCAAAAAGAAAATATACGATTTGATTATCAAAAAGATTCTCACTTCGTAGAAATGAAAGATGCAGAGATTCTAAGAGAAAGAGTCACTACACTAAGAGAACTTGATGAGTATGTTGGTAAATATGTATCTCAACAATGGGTTAGAAAGAATATTCTAAGACAATCCGAAGAAGAGATAGAAATGATTGACAAACAAATCGAATTAGAAGCAGAAGATGGGGAAGGAGAGGATGAATCCGACTTCATGTAAGAGGAAATAAATTATGGCAAGAGAAGATATTAAAAAGATGATTAATTCACTTGAAACTGGTGACAATGTTGGTGCATCAAATGCTTTTGCAACAGCTATGGTAGACAAACAAAAAGATGCTATAGAAGGTAAAAGACTGGATGTCCAATTAGATTGGTTAAATAAACAGGAACAACCAGCAAATGAAGAATTTTAAAGACTTAGTTCAATCACTAGATGAAGCAAAGTTTAAATTACCTCGTGGTGAACAAGAGGTAGATTCTTATATGGAGAAGGGTGCAAAAGGAAAAAATGTACCTATCGTTATTTCTAAGAAGTCTAATAAATTTAAAGTTTATGTAGATGGACAGGAACTTGCAACTTATAAGAGTGAAAAAGAAGCAAGAAAAAATGCAAAACAATTGATAAAACTATTAGGTGAAGACCTTGCTGATTTTATCGAAGAAGTTTTAGAAGAACCAAAGATAGAAGATACTCTTGGTTTTTCAAATGGTTTAAAGGGAAATCAAACATACGATGATGTTGCAAAGAAAATAGCAACTATTCAATAAGGAAGATAAATGACTTTAGAAAAAACAATCAGAGACCTTAACAACAAGTTGATGGACAATGGAAGACAACCAAATATGTCTTTAATTGGTGATAGACTAGATGAAGGTGGAATGTTGAATATAGATAAAGCAAGAAAACTTCCAGACAATATTCAAGACCAAATCATGAAGGCAAAAAAAGAATATGATAGTACATGGTCTGGTGTATTTGTCCCTATGGGTAAAGAAGGTTCTACCCAAAGAAAAGAATATGAGAGGAGAGGTAAAGTATTTAAAGCAGCCTCTGCAAAATATAAAGCATTACTTATGAAACATAAGGTAATGAGTAACTAGGAGAAGAGATGTATTTAATATCAGAACACCAGTCAGACGAAATAAGTCTTATAGAAGAAAAAGATAAGAATGGACAAAAACATCAGTTCATAGAAGGTGTGTTTCTCCAAACAAACATGAAAAACAGAAATGGTCGTATTTACCCAATGAATATAATGGAAAACGAGGTAAATCGATATAATAAAGAATTCATTAAGAAAAATCGTGCATATGGGGAACTGGGTCATCCAGATGGCCCAACTATCAATCTTGAAAGAGTTAGTCATATGATTACTTCTCTAGAGAAAGATGGTGATAACTTTGTTGGTAAAGCAAAGATAATGAATACTCCAATGGGTAATATAGTTAAAGGACTATTGAATGATGGTGCAAAACTAGGCGTTTCCAGTAGGGGTATGGGGTCTGTGACCCAAAAGAATGATGCACAATATGTCCAGAAAGATTTCATGCTTGCAACTGCAGCTGATATCGTTGCTGACCCTTCTGCACCAGATGCTTTTGTAGATGGTATTATGGAAGGTGTTGAATGGATAAATGAAAGCGGTGTATTTAAAGCCGTTGAGATTGAATCATGGAAAGACCAGATTCGACAAACCAAACAACGCCATTTGGAAGAAAAGAAGTTAGAAATTATGAAAAACTTCTTCTCTAAACTATAAAAGTTATAAATACATTGTAAAGAACAAATAAATAGTTCTTAATTTGTAATTTATAAGTAATTATTTAAGGGGAATACACAAATGTCAGATGAAATTAAAAATCAAGACGAAGTAATGGAAGCGTCAGCTCCTGTTGCTAACAAAGGTGTTGTTACTCCAGAAAAAGACCCAGTACCTAAATCAATCAGTTCGGTTGATAAAGCTGGTGATTCAACTAAGAAATCTAAGAAAAGAAAAGGTGACTCTGATAAGGGTGACAAATCTGCTCCAGAACAAGGTGATGTAAAACTACAAGCTTCTTACGAAGAAGTAGAAGACATGACTAAAATGGAAGCTCTTAGAAAGATTATTGAAGAACTAAAGGGTTTTTCTAAGGAAGACATCCAGTCCTTAATTAACGAAATGGACATGAAAAAAGACGATGAAGACGAAGACGATGAAGATGAAGATGAAAAATCCGAATCTACAAAGGCTGACCTTCTTAAGAAAATTGCTGAACATTTCAAATTAGAGGACGAAACAGTTGTTAAGGAATCTTTATCTGCAATTCTTGAAGCATCAGAAGATGATGACGAAGAAGAAGAAGATGAAGACGATGAAGATATGGACGAAGGTAAACTTCCACCTGCTCTTCAAAAGGCAATTGACAAGAAAAAAGGTAAAGATATGGATGACGATGAAGAAGAAGATGAGAAATCAGAATCTTACGATATGTCAGACGATATCGATGCTTTAGTGGAAGGTGAAGACCTTTCAGAAGAGTTTCAAAATAAAGCAAAAGTAGTATTTGAAGCTGCTATATCTGCAAAAATGAAAGATATCAAAGAAGACTTAGAATCTCAGAAGAGAGACGAAGTTGTTGCGATATCAGAAGAAATCAAAAGTGAACTAGTTGAAAAAGTAGATTCATTCTTGGGTTATGTTGCAGAAGAGTGGGTTAAAGATAACGAACTTGCAATTGAAAGAGGTTTAAAGTCTGAGTTAACAGAAAACTTTATACAAGGACTTAAATCATTATTCGAAGACCATTATGTTGAAGTTCCAGATGACAAATTAAATGTTGTTGACGAACTTGCAAGTAAAATCGAAGATGTAGAAGCTAAACTAAATGAAGAAGTTTCTAAAAATATCGATTTAACATCTGAAAGAGATGAACTTGTTAGAAACAAAGTGGTTTCAGAAGTCTCAAGTGACTTAACTTCTAGTGAAGTTGAGAAACTTACAAAGTTGATTGAAGATTTAGACCAAGATGAAAATTTTGAGTCTAGTGTTCAAACAATTAAAGAGTCTTACTTTAGTGGAGAGAAATCAACATTACAGTTAGACGAAGAAGTGGTTAGTGATAGCGATGAAAATACTTCGACTGAGGATAAATTCCTTGACCCAAGTATGGCTGCATATACTGCCGCATTAGGAAAAATAGACCCTAACAAATATAGTTAAGGTATATTTTAATATTAACACTTTTTAAAAATTAAGGGGAAACATAAAATGTTTATGTCAGAAACTTTACAAGAGAAGTGGCAGCCAGTATTGAGTCATCCAGATTTACCAGAAATCAGTGACCCTTACAAAAAAGCTGTGACTTCTGTGGTTTTAGAAAACCAAGAAAGAGCCTTTAACGAAGAAAATGGAATTAGTGGTTTAACCGAAGCTGCTCCAGTCAATAGTGCTGGTGGTCAAGCTGGTGGTGGAATCGATAATTGGAATCCAATTTTAATTTCATTAGTTCGTAGGTCTCTTCCAAACTTGATTGCATACGATATTTGTGGTGTGCAACCAATGACTGGCCCTACAGGATTAGTATTCTGTATGAAGGCTAGATATAACGATAA